CCTCTTTATTACCCGAACTAAAAGATGCTAGGTGATTAGTATTATCAAAATGTTCTTTTAAACCAGGCATGTTTTCTAACTTGTTATTCATGTTCGATTGGTAAACAGCGTCAGTAAAACCTAATGGTGCTTTACCATTTCCACCCATACTTAGTTGTTCAAATTCGTCGTATACTTTTCCCATTATTCTAAAAAGAAACTCTTAGCTTCTATCTCCTGTTTTACTTCTTCTTGAAAAGAAGAGTTTAATTTTACTATCATACTATCAAGGTCTCTAACCAATGATTGAATGTTTCTTTGTTCGTATTCTTTAGCTGCTCTAGTTAATGATTGTACAATTTTAGCCATTATGGAAATCTGTTATCTGCAATTTGATTATCAATATACATTTGTTCGTTGTTACCAATCTCGTTTCCTTGTTCCATAGCATTGGTATAAGTTGTCATGTCGTCAGTAAAAACTTGATTAACTGGATAACTATTACCACTCGTTGTAAATTTATTAGTGTAAGGTATACCTTTATTAGTATTATCTGGTTGTTTATTAAAACTGTTTAATGCCAAACTATTATCAATCCCACTTGTGTTTTGATTTATTTGTGCATTAGGGTTAAAATCTAACATTCTTGTGTCAGTCAATTTACCATCAATCATTTGTAAACCCCTCATTCTAGAAAGTTCTTCTGGAGTTTGTTTTTGCATATAGCTTTTATTTTTAAACCTATCTATCCCACGCCCAATAAAACCCCCTGCCACAGGTATACCTGTGAGTAACCCTGCAAGTCCACCTAGTATCTGTCCACCTCTTCCCGGTTTAACATCACCTGTTTTTTCTTCTTGAAATTCATATCTTTGTGTCGTTGGATTAAAGTTAACATCGTCTTGTCCACCAAAACCCATAAAACCACCTGTTTTATTATAGGTATCTCTATAACCATATTGATTGTTTCCAGAAAATAACCTACCTAAAAGACCTTGAGGATTACTTGCAGCTTTTTGTGCATACATCATTTTTGCTTGACCATCTGGACCAAAAGCAACTTCAGGCATAGCCCCTCTTCTTGTTCTATCACTTACTGCAGATGTCTGACCTATACTTTTATTACCCGTTAAAATATCTTTCATATGAGCTTCTGCTCTAACAGCTCTCTCTGTAGTGCCTCTATCGTTATCAGAATTGTTTGATGTAGCAGTATTTGATCCCGGGCTTCTATCTGCAGTATAATCACCTTGTGAATCTAAAGACATAATACCTGAAGGACCTGTGTTAACTCCTTTTTTTAATGAACCATGTAAATCTTTTTTAATTAATAAATCTTTTTCTGCTTTTGTAATATAAGCTAGTTCTGTTTTAGGAGCTTTAGGATTAGATTGCCACTTAACAGGAACAGTTACGGTTTTTTGTTTACCTAAGTAATTTCTTGCAGGTTTTTCATTGCCTTGCATTTCATAATTTATTTTTTTATCTGTAGCCATTATCTTCTCCCTCCTGGTGATATATCTAATCTAAATGTCCCAAGTTTCCAGTTCTCACCTGAGGTTGTATTAGCAATTTGTAGTTCAACTTCTCTGGCTCTTACTCTAGTGCTTTTAAAAGTTGTTGCAGAAGTGCAAGTAAAATTATTAGAAACTACCGCACTGTTTGGATAAATTCTTGTTTTAAAATTAACCGCAGTTGTTCCTGTTTGTTCAATAAAATCTGGTATAAATCTACTTATTCTCATAATGAATTCGCCATCTCCTCTAAGATCAGGTGTCCCTACAGTTTGACCTGTGTTACTTCTACGTTGTGTTATATCAAAAGCACCTGAAGTAATAGTACCTATTAAAGTAGTTACCACCCCTCCATGATTAACTTGGTCAGTCCCTGTTTCCTGTTCATAGTATACTGTAAGTCCTTGTGTATTACCAGTAACATCGTAACAATTATTATCATTAGGGTCATAAAGTGATGCATGAGGTTTACTGAAAATAGATGAATCCTGCCAAGCAGTTCTAGCTAGGCTGCCAACAGTCCATATAGGCCTTTCGGAAGTTGAGTCTAAGTAATTAAAAGTAACAACTCTGTCAACAACAGAAGAAGAGGCGCTACAATAGAACCAATTTATTTCTCCGTATAAATTATTTAACCCACAGTTAACTAAATCTCTTGATACAGTATTTATCCCTAATCCTGCATTAGTAGAATAAACAAAGTCTTCTACCAGACAAGGTAATGTTTTTAATTGACCGTCGTAAGAAAAAAAGCCATTTTCAGACATCCAATAAACAGATCCATCAACTTCTTTACATGCATTTTTACCCAAAAGACCACAGTTAGTTCCTACTTGTGAAAACGAAAATGTAAATGGTTGGCCTACAAACTGCATTAAAAACAATGCTGTATCGGTCCAAACATAGATAGCATCTCTACCTTTAATAGCTCCCATAATTCTTGAACCATCAGCTAACCTTTGAGTACCTGCTGTGTTTTCAGCTCTCACTGTATAAGAATCAGATTGATCTATATTCTCTTGATCAGAGAATCTAATGAACATATCGTCTTGAGTTAAAGGGTCTCCAACTGTAGTTTCAGTACCAAAAAATACTAAGTGTCTGTCTGGAGTAGATACCAAAACATGACGTGACGCTGTTGGTGCATTTGGAATAACTGTTGCTCTAGTATTAACTGCATTTGATGGTTGTCCATCCCATTCAAAACACTTACCGTTATAAATTAATGCAATAAGTTTTTGACCATAATTATCTAAAACCCATAAACCAGGGTTAATTGTAAACTGTGTGTTTGCTGCAGCTTCTCCCCATGCTGTAAAGTCTGTTATGTTTGTAATAACAGCATTTTGAGAATGTGTAGTTGCAGTGGTCCCATTTGCTGACCTAGCTCCACCACTTAAAGTATTTGTTCCTGTGTTATTTGCTGTGTAAGATATATCTTCAGTACCTATTCTTATTGTCCCCGATGCCGGAAACGCGTTTGAACTAGCAAGAACAATGTTAGTTGTTGTTGTATCTGTTAAAGCTGTTGCCAGTGTCGAAGTTTGTGAATTGGTTATTATACCACTGTAATTTCCTGAACCCCAACCAAAACCAGCTGTTTGTCCAGAAGGACCAACACTATAGTAACAAAGAACAGATGTAGAACCCGCATTAGTCACAGGTGTCCCTACTTCTGCCGTGTCCATAGTAATAGTAAAAGTACTACTACTTGGTACAGAAGTTACCATAAATTTTTCATCTTCAAATGTAGCATTTGTAAAAGTAGAACCTGATAAACTACTGACACTGTCAAATAGAACAACATTATTTTCCAGTAATCCGTGAGCCCCGGTACATGTTATCGTAACTGTTCGAGAAGAAGCCGTACTTGTAAAATTAGCACCAGTTAAAGTTTCTCTAATTGGGTGAATATCATAATAAATTCCATTTGAAAAAACATATAGAATACTATTAGTACCTATTGCAGCATACTTAGTGCTGTTGTCATTCTCCCAATGATGAATTTGTCTAGTTGCACCAGTAAGTTTACTGCTACCTAATTGACTCCAACCGCCTATTTTTTCAGGTGTACCATACCTGAAACGAACATTATCACCATCAAACCATTGCCCTTCGGCACCTGTTTCGGTAACTTGTTTATTGAATCCTGGAGCAAAGCCTAGTTTTTGTAGCATAGTTCCTCATTGTATATGCTTTTTATTATTTTGGTAGTACTATATTCCATTCTAGCTCGGATATCAAATCCTGTAGATAGACTTTCTGTAATTTTTTTTCGTTTAAATGCTTATATAGTTCTTCTAAATCAATTATAATCCATTGGTTTGGTTCTTCAAATACCATCTTATCTGCTCTACTTGCGGTACTTCCTTTTTTACCTAGCTCATTATTAGGCATGCTAAACATTAGCCCTACGTCAAATTTAAATTCTTGATTGGATCTGTTTTTTAACCTTCCCTGAACATGCCATGATGTAGGTTTATCTGGATAAGTAATGTCTTCTAAACACTCATTAGAAAATCTTTCAATTCTATCTAAACCCATACCACCCAGTCATAATATAC